TATTGCTTGTGATACTCTAGGCAGCATCTGTGCTGTTTTGACAGCACCTGCTCCAGCCAAAAACGCAGTAGGCAAGCTACCGACAACTTCTGCTGCTGTAGACATTACAGGTTCTTCAAACTCATATTGTTGTTTAGAATATTGAATGGCTGCTAAGTTTTGATCGTATGGTTTTTTGTTTAATAAAGACTTTATTCCTGCCTCTACTTCATCACTAAAGCCAAAAGTTAAACCTTGCAGTCCAGCACGAATTGCACCATATTCTGACTTTAATCCCTTGGCAGAAGAATAATTTTTAACAGCAGAATCAAATCGTTCTTGCGTATATCCCTCAGACTGTAGATATTGATTTAGTTCTTTTGCAGATACATTCTGCGAACTAAGTTTATCTACATTACGCAAAACTCTTTCAAACTTTTCGTATGCCATGTTATTCTAAACCTCTATCTTTTTTAAATTGATTTGGATTAAAAGGCTTGGATTTTTCTGTTGCTGTGTCTATTCTTTTTCCTGCTGTGCCTGCTTGTTCTCTAGCTAAAGCAACTAATCTTTCAAATCTAGCATTTTTTTCTAATATAACATTTGGAGTATCACCAATTTGAGGAAAATAAGATTTTGCATATCCTCTTAATTGTTCTCTTGTGTATGCTGCACCAGTACCAAGTGTTAATGCAGCATCTAGTGCATCTAATTGTGCTGCTTCTGCTCTTAATCTATCTTCAGACGATATTTTTCCAGCTAACATTTCTGCGCCAGGAACAATAGATAATCCTTGTAACAATGATGGAATAACTTCTGGTTTTAAGGCTTCTTGTTTTATGCCTTGTAAATCTTTTAAAGAACCCTCTAAACGACCAGCAAGTGTTGCTGCTTTTGCTTCGCTTTCTGTTGGCTTTTTGCCTTCTGCTGCTTTTGCTGCTTTTTCTTCTGCGGATGTTCTACTTTGCAAATAGTTTGTTTCCATTTGAGCTAATGGTTGTAATCTTTGGTATGCTTGTTCTTCTGTAATTACACCTTTGTTAAAAGCAGTTTGCAGTTGAGTTGCAAGTGTTTTTACTTGTGGGCTTTCTGACATTATGTATGGTGCAAATGGACTTGGTGCTTGTGTATCACCTGACATAAACCCTGCTTTGCGTAATGCAGTCATGCTTTCAGAAATATCTTTGATAGCACCAAAGTTACCTGTAGCCTGTAATTGTGGGATTATTTTTTGTAAATCATAATCAAACCCAACTAACTTAGGAACAGTAGTTTTTACATCTTCATAAGTTTCTGTAGGAATAATAGCTTCTGCTGTACCATATCTAGGAGTAGCACCACCAGTAATAATACTTTTAAGTTGTTGTGCTTCTTGTTGTTTTAGTAATTCTGCTTGTTGTTTTTTCTTTAATTCACCCAACTGCATATTAGTTAACATCTGCTTTAGACTGCGATCAAATGATTGGTTATAGCCTTCTAGCCCTGCACCTAATGCACCACCTAAAGCCTGTCCTGTGCTAATAGGTTGTCTTGTTTGTCCAGACGATCCTAGTAAAGCAATAGCAGCGTTTAGCAAGGCTGATTGGTTAGCACCAGACCGCATCCTTTGTGTCTCGGCAGGACTAATAAACTGAGAATAGTCTGGTTGCTGTCCGAATAAAGCTGATAGATCAATTGCCATAATTTATCCTAATAAAGAATTTGGATTTCTTGCTGTCATTCTTGGTGTAAGCAGGTTTAATAATCCTGAATAATCTACGCCACCATACGGATTAGTTTGTGCGCCACCAATCATCATCTGTGGTTGTTGCATTGGTTGTTGTCTACCACCTAACAAACTACTTCCAGATCTAAGGGCTTGTAAGGCTTGTCTAGGAGTAATGTTAAAAGAACTAGGTGCTGGTAGTATGTCAGAGCCAGAGGATAAAACTACATTACCATTTGCATCTAGGATAATGTCTCCTAGTTCGCCTGGTATGATGGTTGCTTCTGGTGTAGCACCACCACCATAAAATCCACCCTCTTGTATATCAGCATCGCCAAGCGAGACTCCCATATTGAAATCTTCGCCTGCGTTAAACTCGCCCATGTTAAAATCTTCGCCTGTACCATACCCACCACCACCAAATTGACTACCTAATTGAGAACCAATTTGTTGTCCTACATAAGACCTACCGGCAGATAAAAGACCTTCTTCTAAAGTTCCACCTTCTTCTATTGTGTCTACACCTTCAATAAGAGGTAATGCCCATGCGTTTCCACTAGCAACGGCAGCAACTTTAGCAGCAGCTTTTACAGGATCATCTATTATTTCTTGTATTTGATCTCCTACATAATCCGCAGCAGAGCTAACAGTATTTTCTACAAAATCTCCAGCAGAGCCAACAGTATTTTCTACAAAATCTCCTATGAATCCACCGCCACCACCTTGTGGCTTAATCTTGCCATTGCCAATATGCTCAAAAGCACCTTGTGGCAGATCAGGAATGTCCATTAAGGCACAAGCTCGATTATTAAATCTCATAATTTATGCTCTATCAAAATTTGTTTATCTATAAATCCAAGCCTGTGAGTTAGTCTTGCTAAAGACTGCCTAACATAACCTTGAACTTTCGTTGCTCCAAAAGACTTAAAAAGTAAACACAACTGTTTATATGCTTCTTTATTTGTTACAAACTTACCACCATATGCACAAATAAAAGCTACTTTTTGTTTAGGATATTGAACAAAAGATATAACGATGACACCTTGTATTTTATCTTGTTCTACACCCACAAACAAATCTAGTAATCCACTTTCTAAGGATTTTTTAAGATCCGCAGAATCATACTCATCACACTCACTTTGTTCTAATGCTTGATCAATATAACCCTCTATTACAGACCATTGAGCCTGTATTTGTTGAGGGCTATATCGTCTTACTAGCAATTAGAAGTAACCACCACCTAGTAACCCACCACCTAAAGCTCCTAATGCACCACCAGCTATACCTCCATAACCACCTAAGAAACTAGATGGCAACATACTGCCTAGTGCGTAACCACCTAAACCGCCTGCAATACCACCACCAAGCGCGCCTGCCGTTCTGTTTTGATAGGTTGGCTGTGCAGCAGGAGTTCCAAACTGACCAAGTGGTGAGCCGTAGACAGACGATAAATAGCCTGACAACTGCTCGTAAGGTAAACGCTGTTGGTAAGCAAATCGACTCATCTGCTCTTGTAGAGGTTGTGCTGAAATTGCCTCTCTTTGTGCGCCAACTTGTCCTAGTGTCTGAGAAGGCAAGAACTGCTGACCATAAATTTGGGGTGCTGCTTGAGCTAATGCAGCTTGTTGAAACTGAGCTTGTTGTTGTCTTGCTCTTTCCTGTTGGTACTGTGATCCAGCAAGGTTAGAAGTTACATCGCCCAATGCACGACCAAAGCCCTCTGTAGCCGTTCCTAATGCTCTTTCCATAGAACCGCTACCTAAACGACCAGACTTGCTGTAAAGGCTCGATATGCCAGGCAATATTTCTTGGCTAAATTGTTGGGTTAGTGGGCGAGTCGCAGCCTCCATCATTGCTTGTTGGTAGGGGTTTGCATTTAAGAAACCACCGGCAGCAGTCTGTCCTACTTGACCTAAAGACGATTGATAAGCCTCTTGAGCCTGTTGTAGAACAGGAGATTGTTGTCGAGCAATATTTTCTTGAGCCTGTATTGCTTGTAATGTTTGTTCCGATGGGCTTACATAAGTTTGACCAGGAAACATTTGTGGTTGTTGGCGCAAAAATACTTCTTGAGCTTGGCGTAAACCCTCTGTTAAGAATGGTCTGATACCAGCATCTATCTTAGATGCCTTTTCATCTGGTGTGCCAGGTGTGATAGGTTCGCTAGGTAGAAAACCAATAGGATTGGAATATATATTGCTTATTCTTCTGACTTCTTCAGCAGCCCTTCTAGAAAATTCAGGATCTTCATACGCAAAATTATTTGGTGCTCTTGGCGCAATAAACTCTCCTGTAACTGGATCACCTGGATTTACTACGGGCGCTCCTTGTATGCGATTTAAATAATCTTGATATGCCTTATCTTGTCTTTGCCCACGAGAAGTTGATAATCCAGAACCAAAAAAAGGAGATCTATACGCCAAATCTGCTGTTTCCATTCTAGGCATACCATCTTCTGTCATGCTAGAACTTAGAAACGCCTGATATTCTGGTGAACTAAAGTAACCAATATCACCCTGAAAATTATTAGGAATAGGAGGCAATTGTCCGATTGAATTAAACGATTGTGTTAAAAATGGGTTCAACATTGTTGAGTCTCCAATTGCCATAATTATTCCTTTATCCTACGATGATGTATTTATAAGTCATGCCTGATACTGTATTAGCTGGATGGCTAATAGTGGCACTTCCGTTGGTTACTGCCGATATATAAGGCATTGTAAAAAGATTACTGGTATAGCCATTCGATGAGAGATAACTCATTGTGGCAATAATGCTTGGTGTTGCCGGTCTAGTAGGTGAAGTATCTGTACCAAAATGCTCAATCGTTACACCAATATCAGATGGTCTCCAAGCTAACTCTACATAATCGTTTTTCTCTAAACCAATAAAGAAGTTTAATGAGCCAATCATATGACTTGGAATGCCTGCACTTTTTCTTTGTGAGATACCAAATTTACTGTTTGATGCTGCTACATTAGTACCATTTTTTCTAAACCATACATCTACAAACTCAGGATCATTAACTGTGCTTTTAAACTGCACACTAAACTGAATGTTGTAGAGTCCAGAGTATTCTGCTGTCAGTTTTGTATTACTTACTAGACTTGCACCTAACGCATAATCAGTTGTAGAAAACGACATAACATTGGCTGCTGTCGTTGTTGTCGCTGCCTGATCTGTATCGTCTTGTACCGCTAAATAAGGGTAATACGCTGTGGCTGATGTATCGTCTGTTTCCATCAACAAGATGACAGAATCTACACCAATACGAGCATCTGTAATGGTTGTAGTGCTTGCACCGCCTGTTGCTAGAGTTACCGACCCTGTATTGTTAGTCTTGCCATTCATAATGCCATTGACTACTTCGGCAACGCCCCTTTGGTCTGCACCAAATGGAGGTAATAATCGAAACATTATCTAGTTCCTAATGGATTCATTTCTACATCAATCCCTACTGTGTTATTCCATTGACCTGTAGGAGTTAATTGTAGACGATGATACCTTCCGACACCACGAATAGATACTCTATTTTCTGCATCTGCTGCTGTCTGAGAACCAAATACGACTTGCTCACTTAGAAGCCTACGAGAGAACAATGCAACACTTCCAGAGCCACCATCTACAATCGGTTTAGCAAGAGTAATAGCAGCAGTTGTGCCTGGCATCTCAATATCGCCTGTCTCAATGTAGGCTGTATTGTTTGCACCTGAAAAAGTAACAATCTTGGTATTTCGTACACCAGCAAACTGCATCTTGCCACCAAGCCATACCCTTTCATCAAAACTAGACAAAATCTGTTCTAGGTTGCCAAATACATCCATGCCATCTAATGTAAAGGATGGTGTAGAAGAAGAAGCTACTCTACTAGCATTAGTTGTTCCACTAGTCCATTTGTTTGTTTGATAATTAAAGATAAGTAATTTATCTACAGTTGCAGATGCTTGAGATGCATACGCCCAAACAACAAGTTTTCTAAATGGATCTACCGCAGCAGACATTAGGTTTATTAAACCATCATCTACATCTGACCAAAAATAACGATTAACCTTTTCGTTTCCAATTGGTAATATTTGTTGTCCATCACAGGCATAAAAGCCATCATCTGATAAGAAGAACGATGTTCCACCATACTGAATAATGGAGTTTGCCTCGTAGCACCCTTGGTTTCTGCTGATATTATCAAACTGAAACACCAAAGGACTACCAACATATGACATCCGATGGATAGAACGATCCATAAAGACTAGACCATACTCGCCACCTGTAAGACCGACTACAGAGCCACCATCGGGAATGTCTTGGAAGTCTGCCTGTGTCGTTGCAGAATTAGCCCAAGAGGATTCGTCTCCTAACGCTGACCATTGCACCCTGTTTGGATATACAGTAGAGCTATTTACATAGCCTGACACTACAAAGTCTCTAACTACTGTTACATACCTAGATTGAGGAGCATCGGAGGCTAAGTCTTGGAATGTAGAACTTGAGTTTACATTGTATCCCTGTAGCCTGTTACCACCATTCGCTGCAACTAACACATTACCAAACTGAGTAAATCTCCAACGCTGATTTGTAGGAGTTGTATATAAAAAGGTTACTGTGCCTGTATCGGCAGTAGTAACAATGTCTGTGCCTGCTTTGATATAGGTAAATGTCGTAGTTGTTGGTACTGTATCAACAATAGCTGCACCATTAACACCTGTTGAAGAAGTTGCTGTTACTGTTAGCGCATCACCCACAGAATACCCATGAGCAACCGATGTAGTAATAGTAACAACATTGCTTGTTCTGACAACATTAGTAATCGTTCTACTAGCTTTGACTACAGAATCTAATGATAGGTCTGATGCATCTAGCCTAAATAATTTGGTAGCACCACCAGCAAATACTATGGTTGCGCCTGCTGTTGTTTTAGAAGCTACAACATTGTTTAGGTTCTCGGATGCTGCTGCCGAATAGTCCTCTGCTGCATTGATAGCACCATAACCCACAGCTTTAGAAAAGACATTTTCTGCCCTTTGTAAGCCATTGGCTAGACCTGGCTGATCTGGAGTCCACTCCCCGAAAGTTATTCTACTTATTGCCATTGTGAGTTTCCGCTAGATATATTTGACCAAGTTGTTACTGTTGGTGTTGTTCCTGTCCAAGTCTCTGAGCCTGCTGATGCAACAGTCCATACTGTCGCACTAGGTGATACACCTGTCCAAGCCTCTGTTCCTGCTGTTTCGTCTGTCCAATTATCGCCTAGGACTCTGCCAAAGCAATTAACTAGAGTTATTCCGTTGACTGTAGCTACTGCGCCATAAATCACTACAGGGTTTGCTGTAACTGTCGCAAAGCACTCTATTGAACCTGTACCTTCAAACTCTACACCGCCAATAGCACTAACTGTAGCTGTTGCTAAGATACTGCCTGCACCTAGTCTTTCTCTGATTCCTTCTGCGACTGCTGTGCCTGTGGCTGAAATAGAGCCAGAGCCTGTTCTAGTCCTAACAGCGACTGCCGATACTGTACCAGTTGCGCTGATAGCACCTGATCCACCAAATATTCCAAATCCATTAGCGAGGATCGTTGCCACACAGCTAACAGATCCAGAGCTTGTTCTAATTCTGATTGATTCTGCACTTACTGTTCCTTGTGCTACGACTGAGCCTGATCCACTACGGATTGCAAAACCATTAGCAGTTACTGTGCCATCGGCTGTAATAGAGCCTGATGAGGTTCTGATTCTTACTGCGCTAGATACGACTGTGCCATTAGCAGTTACTGAGCCTGCACCTTGTCTTGTCCTAATACCATTGGCTGATGCACTTGCATTAGCTGTTACCGAACCATCACCATACAGAATACAAGTGTTAGCTGAGTTCCATATTGGATCGTCAAACGAGACGAGTATTTGTTCTAGTGTGCCAAACTGATCGATGCTATCAATTGAGAACGCACCACAGTAATCAGCAGGCATATTAAGCCAATGTTACTGTCAAACTTGCTGATGCAATCTTAAACAAATCACCTGTTTCTATGGTCTTGGATGCATCTAGGGCTGTGTGATACAAAAGGTTGCCAGTAGTAAGTGCATCTAAGATTCCAATGTGGCTGACTGTTCCCCATGTAGAAGTACATTGTGGGAAGGTAATGTCAGCAGTCGTGGTAGACACTCCGTTACTAGGAGCACCAAATGTAGCTGCTTGACGAGCATACGATCCACCGCTTACCTCTGTGCCTGTACCAGCGTCTGTTGGGTCTGCTGTATATAGACCAACATAAACTGTTGCAGGAGATGTAAAGGTTGTTGCTCGTAGAGTTGCATTGATTAGTGCGTTCTCTAGGTAGTTTGACATTTCAGCCATGATATTTCCTTATCGTGAAGTTACGCGCATTTGTAATGGAACACCCGAATACTCGCTATTTTGGTCTGCATCGGATATGTTTTTGATTGCTCTGTCGTACAGGGTTGCCCATGTCTGACTTCTTGCATCGTTAATTAAGTATGGCTCTGCTTCTAAAAGAGAGGCATAGAGGAGAGCATCTGGATAATTAGCAAGAAATACATTGCTTGCATTACCAGTAGACAATACAGTAGGTTTAGCATAGTAGAGGATCTCCAATGTGTACGCTGTATCTGGCTTTGGTGCTAACTCAAACTCAGTTGCCAGGATTGTGTAATAAATTGGTTTGCCACTCTCGTCTGCCGGAGCATCCCTAGTAAACAAACTAGGAGACATATAGGTAACTGGGTATCTTGGGTTGCCTTGGATATGTAAATCTCGAATCTCTAAGAAATCTGTTGGTAAGGCTACTTTGCCATCACCACTTACTGTTAATGCTGTAGCTGACTGTAACATCTGCCGAGTGCGTAGGTCTCTAGCCATGCGTAGCTCTGCAAAGCTAATAAAGTCGGGGATAACCGATGTTAGGTCAGATCGACCTAAGTAGTTAGCCACCGATGCTTTGAGATCGGTAAAGTTTGTATAAGCCATAATCTCTCTTACTCTTTTGGTATTTCGATGTTATCCCAGCCATAGACATACTGCCCGATGTGCCGGATGCCTTTCGATAGATCGTGATCTACCCAAGTATCAAATCCTGCGTCTTTTGCTTTAATGCAGAAGTAAATATCCTCACCTAGTATTTTGTTGTTACCAAGTTGCTCAAAATAGAAGTAAGGTTCTTCCATTGCCTTAAATACTTTTGTCTTAACCAACATTACTCCGCAGCCAATGCCATCAGCTTTACTGATTCCTGACATTGCGTTGGAATAAATAGGAAACCAATCAACAGATCCATCTACTTCGCTTATCTTGAAGTTTTTGGCTGTCGGTTTGACAGGCTCAGATCGTGTTGTCGCATTGACTCCGATAATATCCTTATCGTGTGCCATGAGGATCTTGAGTGTGTCCTTTGGAAACCGCATATCAGCATCTACAAATAACAGATAATCTGCTTTTATTTCTAGTGCTGTTTTAACTAAACTATTGCGCTGGTCAAATATTAGCGTTCCAGCACTCGTAAACAGGTCTATATCGTGTTTTGTGGTCTTAATGGTATACGCACACATTGCCACCAAATCAAACGCTGTAGCGACCTCCA